GCTTAACTTTTGGTTCTAGACCATCAAACTCGGGATTGACCTTGGCAATAATGCTCGGTGGGAACATATATTTACTGAGTGTTTCAGCGGTGACTTTGCCTTCGTATTTTTGCATGGTGTAGCGAAGGCGAATAATCTCTGACGGCTCCCGCATTTCTTCGGGTGGAACGCTTGTGGCATTACCATACTTAGCAATGAGATTTTGAATTGCGATGCGGTATTCGTTTTCGGCGGTTTCAATAGTTGTCATAATTGTCCTTTGCTAGTAATCGGTTATGTATATTATGGCATGTCTAAAAGCAAAAAGCAAATAATTATTAAAAATAGCCTCTGACCAGCGGTTTTAGTCAACTATGTTTTTGGTGAATTTGCTTTCTTTTACCTTTTTGACAATTCTTGAGATGTCATCTTCCGAAGCATCGTCAACAATGAAGAGTTCTGCCGTGGATGTTGACCCAAGGTTCATCTTGTAACAATCCTTGATAAATTCATATGAATCACTAGCCATACTTTGTTCGCCATTTTTTGTGTAGCGAACAGCAGTTTTCTTATCTTCTAGGAGAACGGCGAACGGAATGTTCCCATTTTTGTTTTCATAGTAGAAAATTGCTGGATATGTGAATTTTTCTTTCAGATTCTTCTTTGCTCGCTCTGTTACATCAATATCTTGCTTCATCAGAGTCCGCCAGTGGAATTGCTTGCGCCGAAGCCCAAGTCACTAAATGTCTCCGTAAGAGCGCCGGGGTTGTCTTCTAGATATTTAAGTCGTGTCATAGCAAGTGTCCTCATCGCATTCATATGCGCTTTCTCAGTAGGTGTCAATTCTATACCACGACCACTAAGCCTGTCAAGTGAAAAAATCTGGTCAAGTTGGGCACGAATTCTTTCTACGGCAATTTTTTGCCCATTATTAAATCGTTCCATTGCTTCATCATCACTAAAAACCCTAGTTCCAAAATCGCCCAAATAATTAAAAAATATGTTTCCCCCACTACTTGAATAGTTTGTCGGAGTCATATCTTTGCGATATAGGGCATGTTCGTCAAATTCGGTGCCTAAGACTTCTACATCGTAACCTATTGACATAAGTTCTGACGCTCGCCCTCCGAACATTAAACCATTGTCAATCACGCCGAGTCGCTGGTCGCCCTTTTCGTCATATGCAACTTTTACATTAAACTCATGGCGGTCAAGATTGTCAAAAATATAATCAAGCGCAAGAATTTGGGCAACATCTTCAGGACTTACATTGTCTGCGTCAATTCCACCAGCATCGCCAGAGTCACGCCAAAGTACAGTCTCACCCTCATCGTCCATTTGAGTTTTTAGGGGCACTGTCGTTTCCCATGACTCAATACTCCTCATTGCTGTCCAGCGAACACTTCTTCCCTGTGTGTTATTCCAGTCTGGTGATTGAGGGTTAACAACTGGAACCCTTGTCCCTGTACGAATTTCCTTGGAATCATTCCTAGCAGCGAGGTCAAGAACGGCGGATGCTTCCATCCCGATATTTTCAAGAAGTCCATCGTTAGCGCCAAATGTTGAAGCCTTCATGTACCAGACTTCGCCAGTTTCTTTATCTTCTACCTTAAATACAGTCCAGAGTCCGCCATACTCATGACCACCATTTGACTCTTTACCTTGATTACCCTTGAGCGCCTTGAATTTAAAACGCTTATTTTCAAATGTTGTGTCCTTGTCTATCGTGTCTGGTTCAAAGTTCCCAGTCATGATGTCCTCAAATGTGATGTCAACACCCTGAGGATTTAGTAGACCTAGCCCACTATTTTCATCAATAATAATATTTTCGTCAAAGACTGCGGCTGCAAAAATATCATCATCAAGGTCAGCGACATCGCCACCTCCATAGTGAATATCGGCTACAGCATTGCGATACTTCTCGTCATCAATTGTACTAATGCGGGTTGGACCAATAAGTTCAGCCTTTGCTTCTTCTGCTCCAGCAAATTGGACCTTGGGCTTTCCGTATCGCATGACTTCTACGCCATCGGGTACATTTCCAGATCCGCCAATTCTGTTAATAAAATCGTCGTAGTCTCGCTTTGAAAGAACTAATATTTCCTTATCCGTCTCAACAACATAATGGTCGCCCGAAGTAAATGCGAGTTCTTGTGCTTTTTCGTCAGCACGCTTAAATGCGCGATTTCTATTGATACGAATAGGGACACGCTGGTCCTGAGGTAGACCTCGCGCGAGGGCACTAAATGCATCTTCAAAATCTTCTGCTGGCTCTTCTGGAGCACTGGTATCTGCAATGCTCGCATCAAAACCAAGACGATCTTGTGAAATTTCACTAGATGGCTGTGGAGGGTCAAGAATGTTCTCAACCGATGGAACCCGAGTTTCAAGACCGGGGTATCCAATTTCCTCAAGCGATGAAGATCCCAGCGATAGCCCACGCTCTGAAAGTGATGGGTATCCAAGTTTTCCTAATTGAGAAGGTTTCCCGCGCTTTTTTGCAGACGCAGCCGACCCATAGGAAGGCTTGTAGGAAATATCCGCACCGTCAGAACCGACCACCCTCATTGAGGGACGGTTCATTGAGGTTAATCCCCGCTGAACCTCATTGCCAATTTCGTCAAGTAAGCGACTCCCAGCAGGGCGTTCCCATGCTGTACCTTCTTGGACAATGCCGTCATTGTCAGCATCTATGGCATCTGGGTCATAGGGTTCTACGCGGAGTTTTAGTGCCATAGGTTAACTATTTTACTCTTTTTTCTGTTGACTGACAGGTTCCCAACCTTGTTCACAAAAAGAATGATGAAGCGTTTTGAAATGACCGTGTTTACCCTTGCGCATAAGTTCGCCAGGTTTCCCTGTTACTTCACAAGTTAAAAGGGAGATCCGTTCTGCATTTCGTATTAAGCCATCAATTCGTTCGCTGAATTCAGGATTTGAAGGTGCGTAGTAAAATCGTAAACCACCAAATTTTTCTTTAATTTGGTAGATCTTATAATCTGGGTCTATTTTGAGAATATCATTATGTAGTCGCTCAATCAGCGGGAACCAACCCTCATCACAACTAACTGTTGCGGGAAATGTTGGGTGGAATCTTAGTAAAATATCTTCCATAAAATCCTTATCGTTTATTTTGCTTAAAAATCATATTGCAAAAAATACCCTGCTGTCTCGTGTAAGCCAACAGAAATTGCTAGATGAAATGTATCTATGTCTTCTGGAATTATACCAGTTTCCATATTTAAAATTTCTTGCGCTTCGCTAATATATTCATTATTTCTAAGTACAGTAGGGTCTTCCGAATGGACCAAAGCGCCCCATGTAACCTTTTTACCTAATTTTATCTTAAATGGTATAGCGCATAAATCTATAGTGTCTACATCAACATAATTTATTGTTAAGCATTCATTAACTCCGCTTTTTGGATCAAGAAATGCCTCTACTAGGTTTTTGTCGCGGGTTAGTTCGGGGTTTTTAGACATATACCCCTCTGCTAGGACGGTGAATGAATCACAATGCCACCCTCGCCTGAGTGCATTATATGCATCGTGCGTGCGCTCAATCTTTTCATCGTCATCGCTCATAAAAGATGTGTCCATTTGCGCCACGCAAACAAGTTCATCATCGCGCCATCCAAAAATATTCATGGCTAGTTCTTCACCGATACCGTGGTCTTTGACAACTTGCGTTTTAGCAGCCTGACCAACAGCGAGTGTCAAACTAATCTTTGAAATAGAATCTGGATATTTTCCCTGCATATAGACAACTTAGTAGGAAAATAGTATGGGTGGGGGGAACCTTCCACTAGCGGTCAAAGTAATCCACTAATGTTTCGTTTATGACACAGAGCAATAATCCCAAAAAGAAGGCAGTAGCCAAAAAAACTACTGTCCCCAAAAAAGCAACAGCAAAGAAAACCAGTCCTTCACTAGCCCCAGCAAAGCGTGGTCGCCCACCGAAGAAGAAGGCAGAAGAAGTTGTTGAGGAAATCAACAATGCAGTAGATTCAGCACAAGATACTGTTACTGAAATTGTTGAAGAAAAAATTGATCAGGCTTTTGCCTTGATTGATGATTTGGTTGAATATGTTGTTACACCAGAAAACATCAAAAAGGCAAATCGGGTACAACGATTTTTCCGTTCACTTTTTAAGCGTAAGTAAAACTATTTAATATTTTTCCCGCACTTCATACAGCGCGTTCCCCACGGAAACCATTTTAGTGTTTCCGCTGGGTGACCACACTCAAGGATGCCTATTGCCATCTTGTTTGCTGCGTTGCGTAAAAATTCACTGAGAGTAATGTTTTCTTTGTCTGCAGCGCGCTTCCAGTAAGCGTGATCTTCGTCTGTTGTCCTAATTAAAACTTGTTTTGTAGCAGTAGAACCATCTTCTGCTCCAGTATTAGGCTTGCGAGTGGGCGTAATTGTTTCAGCAACTTTAGCCATGGCTGCTTCTACATTGTCAATATTTTCGTCATTCATAAACTGTTTCCTCATCGTCGTCTATATCTGCTGTCTGCGCTTCAATTTCCGCAAGGGAAGGCAAAGCCCTAACATTTTCTCCTAGAATTTGCTTAACCGTATCAGATGGAAGTACTCCAGATAATCCCATAAGTTCAAGAAGTGCTCGCGCCTCTGTCTCGGGGTTAAATTTATTGATTTCTGCTGGTCCAGCATTGGAAGTACCAGCAAGAATAGCCCGTGGCAAACTATCTATTGTCTCCACTGTCAGGTTGACGGTCTGTTGCTCCATGCCTAGTAGTTTTGCTCGCCTGTCCATAATTCCAAGTACCTGTTGTATTGCCTTCAAATCTGGCTCTACGGTAATTTCAGTACCATCATCTAGCGTGGTTTTACGGTGCTGGGTTAGCGGCCAGATTGCTTGTTGCAATGCGTCTAGTCGCTCTAATTCCATGCGAAGCACTTCGGGATATGCCATTAGTGCTTCTTTATTCATTTTTTCCAGTTGACGCTTAATAGCAGCATTAACTGATTGGGTCGTAATATTGAAACGCCGACCAATTTCCTGCGGAGAAACACCTGCTTGACGCATCTTGAAAATACGCAAATCGCGTTCAGCCAAAAATTCTTTTGTCAAGCCTTTGCTACTCATCAGTCACCTTCTAGGAATTCTAGCACTTCAAACGGAAATACCTTCCCACGCTTCATTTTAGTCGGCCATCTACGCTGGTCACGGGCACCTCGGAAGTGTCTGACCTCGTAAACATAGCCATCAACTGATGTTGGATCTGGCTGTAAGGACAAGCCAAATTCAGGCCAGCGTGACCATACGGCGGAACCAAATGGTCGTAGATCTCTTGATGCCATGGCGCTACCAAGCGGAGCATGATGCTCAAACCAAAAGGCGCACTTAAAATACTCACGAAGAGTGTCAAAGTATTTAGCAATCTCAATTGCTACCGATTCGCTTGTTCTTCCGCCTGGGTCAATAAATGACTTATAAATAGGACCAAGGAATACAATGTCAGGCTTAACTATTTCAAGTTTTTCCTCAATCATCATCCTGTCCTGCATTCTCATCAAGTCAATACCGTCAGGCTTGATAAGTAGATGGGCATCAGGAACATGCTTATTGCCGTAATGCAATGTCGCATTATAGATATTTCGCGATGTTCGCCTAATGATTCTTTCTGGGTTTTCCAAGTCAATCATGAGAGTACGCATAGGTGGAATTGCCTCAAAGGTAAAAGGATGCAGACCAGAGGAAACGCAAAGTGCCACCTGTCGTGCAAGCATTGTTTTTCCAACACCCTCGGCAGCAACAACCATAACTCGCTCGCCACGCTCTAGGAGACCAGGTATAACCCAATCGTATGTATCCGTCTCTGACTCATTAACGAATTCTCCCCACTCAACTAATCGTCCCTCGTTCTTTACTGCCACCACCTGAGGGTCTAATTCAAGAAGAATTCTTTCAGCACGCTGGATTTTTGCTTGATGGGATAAATTATCTTTCTCAAATAATTTGTGAAGTTTGTCTAAGACTGGCGCATATGGATCGTGAGCCTCAGGCTCATCTACCATTTGATCAAAATCACGCAAGTCCTCAAGTTTCCCGCCACCCTTAAGAAGATCAGTTACATCTTTTACCTTGTCGGCAATTTTAACTGAGACTTGACACTCTGCTTGGATTAATCTATTTGAAACATCAATAGCGTGCTTTTTACCAACTTCATCGTTGTCAGCAACTATGACGATCTTTGCACCAGCAAGTGTCTCGGTGTGAATGTCTAGCCATTTACCAGCACCGCCCGGCATTGTTGTTGCAGGTATTCCCATTTTAATAAGGGTATTTGAGTCCTTTTCACCCTCAACTACCCAAATTGTTTCGTCTGCATCACGAGCAGCACAAATCATTGGCAAGTTATATAGGACTTTTTCAATCCCATCAAGATTCATTACCCATTCGCCACTTACTGGGTCTACACGGCGTTGACGGAATGTTTTTTTACCATCCTCATCAACAAATCTTTGTTTTTGAAATAGTAATTCACCCAAAGCATCACGATAATCGTAAGTTTCTACGAGGGTTAATCTTTGTTTCTTTTTTGGAATATCTTTCGGTGGCATTAGATCAGAAACTGTCATTCCAACCGACCCACAAATAGTTTCCACATCACACGGAATTCCGCGGTGACATGTAACTAGGACGCGACCATCAGTACCTTGACCAATTGAAAGGGATGGGTTTTTATCATCATTTCTACACGGGCATTGTGCTGACCAATTTTGACCGTTTTGTTTTACGCCATTAAGTTTTGATAGAAATTTCTCTACCTCTGATGAAGTATTTTCCCTTGCCATAATGTCCTCTTGTTTAGCATAGAACTACTAGAAGGACGCAGATTACGGCGCTTTTCTTCCATTAGCAATAAATGAATTATATGTCGCTGGCATTTGTTCGGCAAGGATTTGCTCTAATGCATTGGCATAGTCACGAATTTCTTTTTGTGCATGCGAGTCTGCCCTTAGTTCAATGAAGTTCATCAAAGAACGAGCATTACATGTTGCGTAGAACTGAGTAAATGTCCCTACAGGAAGAACAACACGAGCAAGTTCCTTAGCAACACCAAGTTCTAAAAGTAAACGATACGAATCATAAGCATGAAGCATGAGTCCGTTCATTATCTCTGACGCATCAACCGCAATATCCTCATTTAGTGGTTCAAAAGAGTAGCGACCAGGTACGCCAACTTGCGTACGAAAATCTTCAATTTCTGGGATAAAAAACTCATCGGTCATTTCTGCATACCGCGCTGAAAATTCGTTATACGACCAGCCGATTCTGTGACGGAACCATTCTCTTGTTACAAAAATAGGTGCCTTGATATGAAGTCTAAAAAAGTTATGTTCAAATGGCGTGCCGTGCTGATTTTTTAAAAGATAGTTAATGAGTCCAATGTCTCCATCGGAAATTTCCTCTACGCGCTTTCCAAAAGACACTCGCGCACTATTCACAACACTTCTGTCATCAGCCATTACTGCGTCTAGGCGTACAAAACCGCCACCTGCTATTTCAATCATTTTGATATTGCACTCACTCTCCGTGAAACACCTCGTTCTATCGGTGTTTTTCCTCCCCAAATACCAAAAATTTCTTTATTCTCTAAAGCGGACAACAAGCATTGTTCCCTGACTTTACATATACCGCAAAGTGTTTTTGCCTGAACCATCAACTTACGACTTTCGCGACTGTTCATTTCTTTTGGGTACCACCATTCTTGTGGTTGCCCCTTGCACATGGCATCTTTAGCCCAATCGTTATTTTTGAATTCCATTTTGCCTCCTTGGAAATGAAGAATTGATCTTACGCACAATGTTTTTCAATGTCAAGTATTTGCGATTTAAATATTTACTTTTACTCCGAGAAGGCGCAATCCAATTTTTGTATTCAGGATTATTCGTAAAATCTTTGTACCTGAAATACTGATTGCTATCGTTCACAGTTCCCCAAATAAAGATAACTGTTCTTGCTTTTCGGAATGAGCCTTTACTGCTTCGTTGACTCGCTTATCAATAAGCGTTAAGTATTCAGGGTTTAACTCTATGGCAACGCCTTTTCTGTCATTCAAAATTGCAACAGCAACAGTTGTTCCAGATCCACCAAAAGGATCAATTACAGTTCCGTCTGGCGGACAACCAGCAAGAATGCAAGGTTCAATAAGGTCTGGTGGGAAAGCGGCAAAGTGTGCGCCCTTGTATGGTCGCGTTGCTACTGTCCACACTGATCTTTTATTCTTGAATTCTCCCGTAGCGCCTGACATGTTATTCATTGCTGTACCACGGCGTGAGTCTTTTCGTGCACCCCTATTATCGCCTGCATAAACTGCTGGCTCTTTGATTGCGTCAGCATCAAAGTAGTAGTGAGGATTCTTGGATAGTAAGAAAATATACTCGTGCGCTTTTGTGCACCTATCTTTTACAGACTCAGGCATTGGGTTCGGCTTGTGCCAAATAATGTCTTGGCGTAAATACCAACCATCAGCCTGCAATGCAAGTGCTACTCGCCAAGGAATTCCTACAAGGTCTTTTGGCTTTAGACCATCGGAAATTCTGTTAGTTATCGTTTCTCGTGGATTGCCAAATCCAGCCCTGCCTCCATTGCTGGCGCGCGAATTATTCCCTGCGTATGAATCACCAAGATTCAACCAAAGCGTTCCATCATCTTTAAGCACTCGTCGTAGTTCTCTAAATACCAAGACCATTTGCTCAACGAATTCATCGGGGGATTGCTCTAAGCCAATTTGTTGATCAATTCTAGTTGCTCCGCACAAATGGCAGTTGTCTGATGCTCCGCCCCTATTCGCCACCTCTGGTCGTAGTACTTGAGTCCCACGCTTTGGGTCGTTCCATTTGGTTGGCATGGAAATTGTATGTTCACAGTCGGGTTCGCCACCTTCCCACTCTGCTGTGCCATAGTCGCGAAGCCCCCAATAGGGTGGAGAAGTTACACAGCAATTAATGCTTTTTTCTGGCAACAGCGACAATACTTCTCGGCAGTCGCCATTATAAATGCGATATTTCTCGCCCTCTAATGCGGGTAAAATGTCCAATTTGGTCTCCAATAGTTAAGATAAATGTGAAAATACATACAAAAGCAAATATGCTGACGCTACCAAGGCAGTAATTTCTTGCCAGTCTCGCATTTTAGAATCCTTGTGATTTTGCTTCATCAGTTAACGCCTTCCTATAGTCCTGCCACTCTGTAATTGGCGAGATATCAATTTCTGACATCAGACTAGGGTCAGTGAATACTAGGCGGTCATAGAGCGCCTGAGATAGGTCTGCAAGCGATTGCGCATGGTCTGTCTCTGTTGAGTACAAAGAAAATCCACTCACCGCCATTGCCATCAATACCAAGAGTGAACGGGATGCCGTAGAAATGACCTGAGCGTCTTCTTCAGACATGTTTTCATACTTGCCAATTTTGCCCAGTAGTGTAGATGTTGCTAGAATATAGTCAACCATGTCTTCATCTGGCGGACGGAATTCAGTATTAAATAAATTCTCTGGAGTATCAGGCATTACTTGCTCCTCGTTTGTAGGGTTGAATCTCTAAATGAACCTATTGCCCTCTGAACTAACGAATTAGAAGCCAAGTCTGGGTATATTTTTACACAATTAAAGAGTGCATCAACTAGTTCTTTATTAATACTAGCAAGATGATCTTGTTCGGTTAGTTTTTTTCTTTTTGCGTAAAACATTCGGCAACAGTAATCAGGGAAGATGCGCTTGTCAAGCATTTGAATGACTGTAAAAATAAAATTGAAAAATATTCTTACAGAAGTTGCATAATTATTTGACTGTAGGTACTATGTACTCGTGGTTAGAACCACAACAACTACAAACATTTAGGAGAAACTATTATGGCAACAGAGTTTGAAAAACTTGCGAGCAGTCCAACTGGGATGCGCCGTGGACGCATTAGTCGTCTTACGGCGGAACAGAAGGCTGAAAAACTTGTTGAGACAAAGGCAAAGAATCGTCTTCGCAACGAAGCGCGTCGCCGTGCTCACATCGTCTTACAGTATCGCTACCAGAGCGAATTTGAACAATTGATTGAATCAGAAATGAAGAATTTGATTGCTAACGATCCTCGTTACGCAACAATTTCCTGAAAATAAAAAATATGTGGCGGGAGGCACCCTTCGGGGTGTCTTTTTGCTTTATAAGGTCTAACGGCAAAACCCCGTTGTGATGTACCATCTTTAGATGAGTTATGAAGCCGACAAAAACACAGAATATGTTCTCGGCAACATAAAAGTCCTCAGGCAAAGTCATGAACCGTGCATTGTTTGTGGACACCCAACAGGAGACTGCTCAACTAGCACATCTCAGCCTCATCATATTTGGGGGATGACGGAAGTGCCGTCGCTACAAGATACAAACATGATGCTTGTAGAGCATGATGTTATTGAATGGAGACAAATAACGCCATTCACAAAAGCGAAAGTGATTATTGTTCGTGCTGGACAACAGATACCAGTCTCACGAGCAATAGAACTCGGAATCATCTAGTCTGTCCGTTAAACCAACGAGCAGACGAAAGATTTTTTGACTCTGCTTTATAACATCAACCAAAAACATAGAAAGAAAAAAAAGTGGCTCACATTAGCGACCAATTTGTATCAAAGTACGCAGCACAGCAAGCACCTTGGGGATTCGGTGGACTTGGAGAAATTGTTTATCTCCGAACCTACAGTCGTCGTATTGAAGAAATTGATCGTAATGAAATGTGGCATGAAACAATTCAGCGCGTCATCAATGGTGCCATTGAAATTGGAGTTCCATATACGCAAGAAGAAGCAGAAGTTTTATTTGACCACATGTTCAATCTTCGTTGCTCATTTTCTGGTCGCGCATTGTGGCAACTAGGAACGCCATTAGTCAAGCAATTCAACGCCGCTTCGCTTAACAATTGTTACTTTGTAAACATTGAATCTGTTAACGATTTTGAATTTCTTTTTGATCACTTGATGCTTGGCGGTGGAGTTGGTTTCTCTGTTGAACGAGCAAAAATTCACGAATTGCCAAAAGTTAAAAGCAATGTGAAGATTTCGCATGAGCGAACAAACGATGCCGACATCATTGTTCCAGACTCGCGTCAAGGATGGAGCAGACTTCTTCATTCCGTATTGAAGTCATACTTTGAAACAGGAAAATCTTTTACTTATTCAACAATTCTTGTTCGTGAATTTGGCGCTCCACTAAAGAAGTTTGGTGGCACAGCATCAGGACCGGGCGCTCTTATTGATGGCGTTACCGACATCTGTAAGGTCATGGAAAATCGCGCTGGCAAGAAGTTGCGTTCAGTTGATGTGTTGGATATTTGTAACATCATTGGTCGTATTGTTGTTTCAGGTTCATCGCGCCGTTCAGCGCAAATTGCAATCGGAGACCCCGACGATGTTTTGTTCCTTCGTGCAAAGAACTGGTCATCAGGAACTGTTCCAGCATGGCGAGCAAATAGCAACAACAGTATTTATGCCGATGCGTGGGACGAAATTCTTCCCGAAGTATGGAAAGGCTATGACGGTTCTGGTGAGCCGTATGGTCTCGTAAATCGCAAGTTGGCTCGTACCGTTGGTCGTTTGGGCGAGAAGCACGCAGACCCATCAATTGAGGGATACAACCCTTGTGCAGAAATCGCACTTGGCGATGGTGAGTCGTGCAACCTTGCAACACTTTTCTTGCCCAATGTTGAATCACTTGAGCAGATGAAAGAAATCTCTCGCTTGCTTTACATGTGCCAAAAGCAAATTACTCGTCTTGAGTACCCATACGAAAAGACCAATAAGATTGTTGCAAAGAATGCTCGCCTAGGTCAGTCAATCACTGGAATTCTTCAGTGTGATGAAGAGCACCTTTCATGGTTGTCGCCAACATACGACTATCTGCGTTCAGTAGATAAAGAGTACTCAAAAGAGCACGGCTTCCCCGAGAGTATTCGCTTAACGACTGTTCAGCCATCAGGAACATTGGCACTCTTGCCTGGTAATACGCCTGGTATTCACCCCGCTTATGCCCGTTACTACATTCGCCGTGTTCGTTTCGGTGCATCAGATCCACTAGTTGATGCCTGTCGTCGCCGTGGATATGCCGTGAAGTGGGATGTCGGTCTTGATGGACGCGAAGACCACACTCGTTATGTGGTTGAGTTCCCAGCAGAGTCGCCAGAGAACGCTGTCCTCGCTAAGGACATGACTGCCGTTGAGCAGTTGGAATGGGTAAAGAAGATGCAGACCGAATGGGCGGACAACGCCGTATCAGTAACGGTCTATTACCGCAAGGAAGAACTTCCGTCCATTAAAGAATGGCTTGCATCTAACTACACGAATTCAGTGAAGTCAGTTTCATTCCTTCTCCACAGTGACCACAACTTCCCACTTCCCCCTTATGAGGAAATCACCAAGGATGTTTACGACAAGATGCTTTCAAAGGTTGATTATTCATTACCCTTGGTTTTGATCGCTTCGGGAACCGAGTTGGACGATACTGACTGCGCTACTGGCGCTTGTCCAATCCGCTGATAACAGTTTCAATAAATGTGTTGACCACTTGCTCAATTGCTTGTTCTAGCGGTTGAAGCAAGTGGGATACACCTTTTATTTGCGTAACTGGCTTTCCCCAGACATGATTGTCTGCCGTAATAAGAGAAACTTCTAGTTCTTTGGGGAATTCTTCGGTATCTAAAACAAATGCCGTTGAGTTTGAGTAGCAGATACCAAAAAGGACAGTTCTTTGCGACATTAGTTTCTTAAATTTGTCATCTCTAATATCGCATTTGTTGTGCGTTTTCCAGTGCGTTTTCAGATCAGTAACTAATTCAAGATTTCTTATAAATTTATTAAATCCAAATGTAAAGTCTGCACTTGAACTAACACTTGCACCTTTTAGAAAAACACGATTTTTATCTGCTCCATGCGTTCTTAGTGGAAGCCCTGCGTCCTTGAATTGTATGGCTATTGCATCCTCGCAGAGCCAACCAAGAGCAATGTCCGTTGCGTACTCCACTGGCGTACGAGTATCCCTATTATGAGAAAGACTTTGCGATCCAAGTATTGAATCTATATAAGCCTGTGTTTTTTCGCTAACTTGGCTATTGACAAGTTCATAAAATACTTCAGACTTGATAATGTCGCTATTTGGAAATGTTTCATTTTCGTATTCAGATAATAATGAAGACATATCTATTTGAGAACGCTCAAGAAATTGTGTAAAAATTTTAGTACTGTTCATTTTCTACTCTCGTTCGCCCTTAAATCCAGTCATCCTTAAGATACCCAATAGCAATAGGAGTATCCTCGGTCATATCAAGGATTGTTCGCCCAACGGTCAAGGTTAGCACATGTCTTAGTTGCCCAATCCAGTGTTCGGCAAAATATCTATTTATATATCCAAGTGGAGAGTTTAGTCGGACCGCATCACATCGTGCCCACCAATATGTTCCACCATAAAACATATTTTCATCTGGCGTTCCTCTGGCTACCTCTAGCCAATGACATCCTGCAAGGTACATACCATTAACTAGTGCCTGCCTCGGTATTTCCCAATTTACAAAGTTGTGGTATTCCATACTTCGTCGCCACGATGTATTAATTTCTGACGGATGAGCGGAACCTTTTGAATGGGAGTAAATTACTATCCCATCGTTTTCTTTACTAAATTTATGTAAATGCTCTAGCGTCACTTGTTCCCAGCCAGATTCTTGCTCCGCTATGACGGTATAGGTTAAATTTTGGTCATTTAAAAATTGTTTTACTGCTTGAGTATTTTCTACTGAACCAACAAGCCCAATATTTATTGATGACAATTGTTGGTCAAATGAATTCCTTCTTAGTGCTGTGATATGCTCGGATACAGGTTCATGCCAACTCCCATCGGCATAAATATGGTAAAAATGATGTAACTCCAACTTGTGAGGTCCTTTTGTCAATTGAAACATACATAACAGTTCACGATTCAACAATAGTTGCTGAATGCGAGAATTCGGGGAGGTTCAATTCGGTTAGCCATACATATTTATTTGTTGGACCGAGGACTGTTGATGTTGCGGATGATATTAAAATAATTGTTTGTAAAGACATACAGCCAAACTATGAACACCTACCGCATTTTTATGATTTCACTGGATGGTTTGTCCTTGGAAAATACGAATTATTTTCAACAGACAACGCCATATTTTTACAGTATGACCACCTCATTAACTCCGAAAACTTAGAGTCTCAGACTGAATCAGCATTGGCTGATAATCACATGATTGGGTATGCGCCAGCAGGACCAGAGTTATGGACATTGCAATTGCCAAACTTCTACGAACGACAATTAGATGGCATTAGGGCGTGTGGCAACGACTGGGAAAAACTGCTGACTGAAGTTCCCTTTACAATTTGGCCAACGACTCAAGGTACGGCTTGGCGAACAAATGAATTTTGCCAGTTTATGAAGTGGTTTGAACCAGCCTTTGAATCCTTTAAAGACCACACATTTGCTGGACATCTTGCTGAACGAATGATTCAGCCATTTTTGATGGCAAACGGCATGACTGCTGGTTATTTACCAGGCTTAATTTCTCATGAATCACTTGACTGCCATGGAACTAAGGATTTAATTTTGGGGAATATTGATTCCTACAATAAAAAAACATCAACCTTCGGATTATAGAATTTTTTTATTGACATACCAGTCTTCGTAGGGCTTCATGTAATACAGGGGATTCGTGTCAAGACATGGCGCATCTTCAACAACTCGCTCAAATCCATTATTTGACATAATTTGGAATATTAAGTTTTTATTTACTGGACCATCCATGTATAGATTATGCTCAATTGTTGCTGAGTTAATTTGATATTTAGAAAAATCAAAAGACAGCAATACATCTGGTTCCATGCCCTCAATGTCCATTGACATGTAATCAATCTCATATGGGGCGTTTGCCAACTCAAGAATTGTCTCAAGTTTTGAACAAGGAACTAATGGGGCATTTTTATCTGATGTTGATGAAAATCCAGAAAAGTTTATTTCTCCTTCAAATGAAGCAGCGGCTACATTTAAATTTTTACAGTTAGGGCGATTAACAATAAGCGACTGAAATACCTCTGGGCTTGCTTCAACGCATACCCCAGTCCATCCTTGTTCTTCCAATGCCCATGTATTGCTCGTATTGATGCCATCGTATGCGCCAATATCCACAAAAAATTTAGGAGATTGCTTGTACTGCATTATTTCTAAAACCCACTTATCCTGACCTGCTTGGGAATAGAAGTTCATAAAATCTCCTTAATCATTTTTTCAATATCATTAATAAATAAGTTTGCATATTTATTCTTCAAGTCAATAGCATTATTGCTAAATGTATCGTAACTATTAACAATATCTGCAAAGTTTACATTTGGATATCTTGGGACACTTTCATCAATGTGCCTAAAAAGTGCACAGTCGCTCAATAACATTGGTTTTCCAGATGCAATCAAATAGTCAGCAGAAGAAGATATCCCAGCATTGCTTGGTGGGAGTTCATAAAATAGTGCATTGATATCATTTGAGGCAAGCATTTCAACAATTTCTTCTTCACTTACATAATCACTAGTGTGGTTAAAGCGAATATTGGGTTTTGTAATTTCCCTAAGGATTGATTGAATAATCTCATCTGTATAATCCCCAGTAAAAGTACCAACTGTCATGTGTAGGTTAAAAACGGCATTATCAAAATGTTTGTTTATTTCTCGCATAATGATATGAAAATTCTTATGGGGTAAACCAAAGCCAAAACTGCCTATTCGTATTTCGCCATCACTTAGTTGGGTGTCTACGCTTTTACCCGCGTGAATTGTTCTACCAACTGGGAATATACGATTATCCGATGTTTTTAGTGTTGGATCATTGCATATCATGTAGTCAAACAAGCCAGAATAACCATTCATTATTGCGGTGATGCTTGTTGGATCAAATAGGTGCTGTACTACGACTCTCTTGGCGGGGAAACCAGATATTGAGTCTTTTGATACCCATGGCATAACAAGTTGCATATAATTAAAGAAAACAATAGA